ACCCGACCTTTCAATGTACTAAGTGACATTTTATTTGGACGTCCAACCAATTCACCTAAGTCAATATCCAAAATATCAGAAATATTATTTGATACCTCGGATACTTTAGACGTTAAATTTGTAATTTTTGTTAGTGGGTTTGCCATTATTTTTTACCTGTAATAATGTCACGAGATTCGCGATAAACTTTATCTTTGGTAGATCCTTTGAATGATGCAAGTGGCATAAATGACGCCAATTCCCATTCATCACCGGGTATCTGAGCAAATTTCGATTTCGTGTGACTGTATAAGTATCGTTTTAAACATGGTTTGAATTCTTTCAGTCCAGACGCACCTTTTAACATTTGATACGATAATGTTAGGCGTTTTTGTTCATTACTACCCTTTGCAAATTTGTCAAGCTTATTCAATAAAATAATTCTCAACTTTGGGTGCAAGTAATGAAGGTTCAATCCTAAAAATCCATCACTATAATAGGTAATCGGCAATACTAATGGGTGTCTATCCCAATGTGGTAAGGCTTTTGTTCCATCACCTTTTGCCTTATAAACAAAAGTGTACATCCGGCCTATCCGTATTCTATCTTTAAGGAATTTTTTATCAAAATCACCTTTCATGATCTTATTTCTAAACCAACTTTCAGACCGTCGTGCGTTACGGTGAATGGTGGCACTTTTTAGTTGGTCAAGTTGGGTAACTAATGATGTACCTTGATTTTCTCGTTTAGTACCCTTTTTCTGGTCTAATAAACTGAGATTATCAGCACGTAAACCCTTGAGTGTTTCAAGTTGGGTCGCACGTCTATTTTTGCGTTCTGTCGGCATAATAATAATCACTCAAATAAATATCTGTATAGAACTATTTATAAGGTGAAAATATGAAAATCAATATATGGGACACATTGGACGAAGCAACATTCAAGGGTGCAACATTGGGGATCCCCCGTTCTGATATGCCACAAATAAAGCAAGAAGATATTGCTGGATTTTTGGTGTTCCTCAGAAAATTAGGTATCAAATATAGAGAAGAAACCATCGCAGTTGGTAAATTAAAACCAACACAAAAAGACTTTAGCGAAGAAAAAGTTAAAGGAATGATGAAGGATATGACAATTGCTGAGATTACAAACACAGTGTTCTTGGCAAGTCAAGACAATTATACTGCCGATGGTCATCACCGATATGTTGCGGCACGACGGACAAGTCCACATACCAAAGTTAAAATACTGCGTGTTATGCTGTCAATTGTTGAATTGTTGAATGTTATCAAAAAATATCCAAAGTCATTCTCAAAAACTATTAATGAAGAAGGTATGGCAGGCGGTGTCGGATCATCATCGAGTGTTGGATCGGTGGCACCTCATGCTGCTGAAGGTAATGCAAGTGGTGAAAAGAAAAAGGATATATTAGTGATGGCAAGAAAGCCAAAAATCATTTTATCTAATATACCCAAAACATTTACTGGTGATATGTTCAAAGCTACTTCTTAGCGGCTTTGAAATTTTTGGTTTGCGTGCGCTTGCGTACCGTGCGCGCGTGACCAGTATCAATACCCAATGCGTGTTCATCCATGATCATAAATTTCATATTGTGATCTTTACAATACTTGATCGCGGCTTTCCATTTGGCAGTGTTAGTCGACGCCGTGCACATTTCTTTATACCATCTTGCCATATTAGCCGGAGTTTGATTTTGTGGCTTTGGCCTTGGCGCTGATGGCTCTTTACCTTCATTCATTGCCTTTACAAAAAACGCACTTTCTTTGTGTGGTTTCACTTCTATTAGGAATTCCTGAAATGTTCCATCAGGTTTAGCAACTTTCACCCAAAAATCCATATAATATCTGCGGCGTTTTCCGTGTTTAACTGGATCGAAATATGGGATAATTACCTCTTCACTTGACCACTTTACAAATTGTTCACCACTGTCTAATTTTTGCATCAATTTCAATTCCCACAAACTGCGATAATCAATCCGATCCAATTTTCCTTTATACTTCGATGCATTGCGTGGTTGAAACTTTCCACTATAAGCCATTTCATTTACCTCAATTTTAACTCGTATAAATATTTAATAAGAAAAATTTGACAGCTTTAAAAAACCATGTTACAATCATCTCGTTCCTCCGATGCTTCTACATGCGTACAGCAATAACCAAAGCGTAAACAATAGCTATTGATTCATGATCATTAATAATATAGAGCAAGATCAAAAGATCTAATAAACAGTGGCAAATGATCTTTGTCTCACTTCGTTCGGTTCGTACCTCACACCAAAGATCAAGTGCCATCGCTCCGCGACACAAATTGCCATATGATAAATAGTAGTAACACCATAACAATTGCAGGTATTACAACATGGCATTTCCATCAATTAATTCGATTCCTGAAATCATAAATAAAGCCACGGGTATTGGCGACACGTTGGGGAATATCTGGAATGATGGCGCTGAATTTGTTAAAAACTTATCACTCGAAGGTAAACATCGAATTCAAGAACCAACCATCATTTCATACCCATCCGGTATGGACGTAGAAAATGACAACCACACTTGGATATCAATCATCACAACAAAAACCGGAGTATTGAAGAAAAACCTCGATATGAACGTTAACGAAATGAATGGCTCAAGCACAGAACAAATATTATACGGGTTAGCACTCCCATTTCCACAAAGTGTCCAATTATCCGATAGCTATAATTGGTCAGGTGAAGAATTAGGCATTGCTGATGTATTATTAAAAGGTAGCTGGTCTGAAGGTTTGGCCTCGGCTGAAAGTCAAGCTGGTGCATTATTAAAACAAAAGACATCACAAATGGTCGGAAATTTGACCGGATTAAATGTGGGTGCCGCGGAAAATATACGCAATCAACATGTGCGTAATATGAATATCCATGCGATGTTTAAGGATGTTCAATTGAGACAATTTGCATTATCATTTGATTTTGCACCAACATCGGAACAAGAAGTTAAAAACACAATAAAAATAATCCGTGAAGTACGTGCACATGCCGCACCGGAAAATGAAGGTGGTTATTTTACATACCCCGGTTATTTTGATGTTAAAGTTCAGTCCGGTGATAATGTATTGGTTGATTATGGTAAATGTGCCGCAACTTCAGTCGCTGTAAATTACACACCCGATGGTATTTGGGCCACGTTTAGATCTGGATTTCCAGTCCATGTTACTATGGATATTGCGTTTATGGAAACCACTGTCGCAACCGCTTCACTAATTCGTGCAGGTAAAAAATAATGTCATATTTAAACAATTATCCGGTGATCACGTATGGCACCGACATATTAACTGATATTACACGAAAAGTTGTAATACATCAACAAATACGTGACAATGCATCAATTTGGACTGAATATAAAGTTAATGATGGTGAAGATTTGACCGATGTGTCTTATAATTTTTATGGCAGTACCGAATACACTGACATGATAATGTTAATGAATGACATCATCGATCCATTTTTTGGATGGGTTTTAGATAACGAAACATTCAATGCATACTTAATTGATGTTTATGGACTTAAAGTTAACGATGTTCACCATTATGAAAAAGATGGCATTGTTGTTCATAATGCAGTAACTGGCGCGCAACCTATCAGTAACTATGATTATGAATTCCTAATTAATGAGAAAAAACGCCGGATCCGTATATTGAATCCGGAGTATTTGGATCTAATTATTAATGAGCGTAATGTTAAAATTAGACAAGAATTGAGGGATAAACAAGCATGGCAATAACAACGGAAACACGATCTTACGATCTAAAAGAGTTATCATTATCCGATGGTAAGCGTACCGCCGATTTGCGTGATATGTTTATGCAACTTTCAATTTACGAAGATATTGAATTGCCGATCATGACTGGTCAATTAGTAATAAATGATACAGTCGGATTGATTGAATTATTTCCAATTGTTGGTGTTGAAACTGTCACAGTGAAATATTCATCAAGTGTTGCTGATAAACATCCGTACTTTGAACGAACATTCACTGTTGCTAAAATAACAGATTTTGAAATGACCGGACATCGAAAAGTTGGTTATGTTCTGCATTTGCGTACAATTCCATCTGTTTACAATATGAATAAGCGTGTTCGTCGATCATATGCAGATACCACATCTGGAATTATAACCAATATCTGTAAAAATATGTTGGGGATCACCAAATTGGACATTGAGGAAACTCAACAAACACGTAGATTAGTTATTCCTAATCTACGTCCTTTTGATGCCATAACAAAAATGGCCAATATATCATTAAAAGCTAATAGTGAAGATAAAGTTTCGGATTATCGGTTTTTTGAAAATGCTGATGGTCATATGTTCAAGTCAATACAGACATTATCACAAGCTGATCCGGTTCAAGTGTTAAAATGGTATGAAAAACCTGTCAACCAAAATGAATTGGATATTGATAAAGTTCAAAGTTTCAACTTTGGCCAAATGTTCGATCAGACTGGTAATATAGAAAATGGTATGTTTGCCAATAAGCAAAGATTTTACAATGTAACTACAAAGGAATATAAAACATACACGTTAAACTATGAAGACAATTTCAACGCCGGATTACATTTAGATCCTGAAGCAAATAAACTTGGCGGTGGAATGACGGCCTCTGATGATTCAAATGAGTCATTTATGCCACTTAGTGACGATTATGCTTTTGATACTAGAAAATATTCAGTGGGTGCTAGATTGTCCCAAATGCAAGCTTATTCAAATTATACAGCAACATTACAAACGTTTGGTAATACTAAACAGACCGTTGGAAAAGTTGTCCAATTTAATATGATAAGTATTCGTAACAGTGCAAAAGTTGAAATAGACGAAGACCTATCCGGTAATTATCTAATATTCAAAAAGAAGCATACATTAACACCGGGTTCGGTAATGAATACTATCGAAATCCGAAAAGATTGCTTGAGGAATTAATATGAAAATAACACCGTTCATGGGATTAAATGGCTTTCATTGGTGGCAAGGTGTAGTCGAAAACGTAATGGATCCATTAAAGATTGGCCGTGTGCAAGTCAGATTATTTGGTATACATTCTGCCGAAAAAATCCCAAATGACTCAACCGGACAAGGTATCCCAACTGCCGAACTTCCTTGGGCCGCACCATCAAGCTCGGTCGACTCTGCTGGCACTTCTGGCGTCGGAACTACACCAACGGGACTAGTCAATGGTTCTCACGTTTGGGGATTTTCCCGAGATGGTCGCGATTATATGGATCTCGTTGTTGTTGGTTCATTTGCTGGCATTCCAAAATTTATGTCGACTGGTGTTGGTTTTGAAGATCCAAACTCAATCTATCCTACCCGCGTGGGGGAATCCGATTTATCTAGACTATCCCGCGGGGATGAGGTAGGAACTTGGGTCGAAAAGCATAATAAGGCCGTATTAGACAATCCATTATTTGTCGAGCCAAAATCATCATTTGCATCAAAATATCCATTCAATATGGTAAAGGAAACTAGATCCGGCCACACAATGGAAATGGATGATACCCCAAACGCAGAACGACTAGCATGGACGCACAAAACAGGCTCTTTCAGAGAGGTTCACCCAACTGGGATGCAGTCGGAACACATACAAAAAGAACGCTATAGTGTCGTGTTGGGGGACGATTTCATGCATGTTGGCGGTGATGTGAAAATATACGTTGTTGGAAATGTCACACAAGTTATTGAAGGTTCAGTAACCCAAAAAGTGTATGGTAATGTCGAAGAAGAAATAAAAGGTAATAAAACCACTAAGTGTACCGGAACAATCAATATGTCGGCGGCTAAAGTTGTTATTAATGCACCAATTGAAACAAATTCAACCATTAATTCACTTGGTGATCAAATTGCTGGTAGTGTATCAACACAAAAGCATACACATAAATATTTTGTCCCTCTACACAAATTGCCAAAGTCACCAACTGATCCGGCGGCTGGCGGTGGGTCTGCTCCAAATCCACCAAGTACCGATGTTAGTGATCTACCATCACAAGTACCATCACCAAATTAAAGGTTAACCAATGGCATTACAGCGACGATATAAAGACTTCGATCTTGCGTTTAAAAATCATCCAATTACTGGTGATATTGGAACAAAAACAGATCTTGAAGTCATTAAACAATCAATACGAAATTTAATCCGTACTCTTCCGTATGATAGAGCGTATCACCCCGAAATTGGAACTCGAATTAAAAACATTCTATTTATGGATGTTTCTAGTATGTCATCTCGGATGTTAAAAACTATCATTAAAGAAGTGTTGGATGCATATGAGCCAAGAATTGACGTAAATAAAATCAATGTTACGGCCTCAACTGATTTATTACAATATAGTGTGACTGTTATTTTCACAATTGTAAATACAGCAAATCCAATCAATGTGACCACGTTACTAAATCGTGTACGCTAAATATTTAAAAGTATTATAAAAGGTAAAATCTATGTCATCTGTTCGATATACCGAATTGGGTTTTGACCAAACTAAACAGAATATTATTAACCATTTGGAGAGTATGCCGGAATTT